GTGCTGGTCGATCCACGCGGTAATGACGAAGAGATAGTCGCCCGTGTTGACATCTTTGTCGGTATCATAAACCAGCTCCCCGTCGTAGTTCAGATGCACATAGTTGAAGTCACCCACGATCGGGGTGGTGGCAGCGTCGCTAAAGACAACCGGCTTACCGATGATACTTTCCGGCGGGGCGTTGAAGAGCGCAACGGAGCCGTTGGCCAACGTCTGGAGGATTTCGACGTAATCCGCATAGGTCATGCAAACCCTTGCGTTTTCTCGGAAATCCTCATGAAGATCGGCAATAGCTTGCGTGATTGCCTTGTACTTGTCCTCACCAGAAACTTCCTTAATGTTGTTCTGAGTGGAGTAGAAAGACATGTGCTCCTCGCCGGCAACCGGAGTCGTCGCAAAGGACACCTTTTTCTCTTTGGCCGCCAAACCGGAACGGAGCGCATTCTCCACGTAATTGACCAGGTTGAGATCGGTTCCATGAAGCACCGTATCCGAAATGGTTGCCTTCACCTTGAATTTAAACCGACCAAAGGAAACCTTGTCCCCAGTGAGTTCGAGTTCCTTCGCGGTTTGATCGTCCCCGATAAAGCTGTCGTCATCGAGAGTGTAGGCGATCTTCGGCAATTCCAGACCGCGGATGTTCGACATGCGGATGACATCACGAAGGGGGTTTTTCGTAAACGGTTCATAAATCAGCGTGTCGGCCATCGTAGTGGGCAAAAGTTTTTCCCCGCCGGAAGGTTGGGGCGACGGGATGGCCCGAAGAACGTTCCTTGCTTCCTCGGACATTGGCCGACCTTGGATAGCAGCGCGAATCAGCTCCGCTTTGGCGGCAATCAGCTTCCCTTCTTCGTTTTCCACCACACTGATGGGGTTTTCTTGCTTGATTTTGGCTTGTTGTTCCTTTTCCACCTTGTCATGCTGCTCTTTGAGCAGTTCAAAACGCTGTTGCAAGTCCGCTTTTTTGTTCTTCAACTCTTCGATTTCTTCTTTGGTAACAGCCGGGTTGGCCGCCTTGTTCACCAACTGTTCCTCGACGTTTTTCAACTGGTTTCCAACCGTCGCCAGCTTTTCTTTCAGTTCATAAAGAGTCATGTTACTACAAACCTCCTATCAACTTGGTGATTTTTTCGATATTGGCCTTGGAAGAGGCAATCAATTTCTGTCTTTCTTCCTCACTCAGGCCCCGATTTTCGCCTTTTTTGGCATTTTGCAAGGCTTCCAGCAGCTTTTTCGGCGTGTTTTTGTACCGCTGAAACAACTCTGTATCGGTGATGGATGCGGCGATTTCTTTTGCCTCCACCACCTTGGGCACACTCCTGAGCGGTCAGCCAGGTTTCGTTGTCCATGAGTTCGGAAATCTTCTCCACACTCAACCGGCTGCCGGCTTTGCTCAGATAGGCTTCGATGATGGATTCCCGGATTTTATCCAGATCATCGGCCGTTTTTCTAAGGTCTTGGGCATTTCCAATGACCAACATCCAAGGGTTATGGACCATCATCATCGCATTTTTAGGCATAAAAACAGTGTCGCCGGCCATTGCCACGACACTCGCAATACTTGCAGCCAACCCGTCAATGTGGACGTTCACCCGGGCTTTTTGCCGCTTCAGGATGTTGTAGATCGCTTGCCCTTGGAAGACGCTCCCGCCCGGGGAGTTGATGTATACGTTAAGCGTTTTGATGTCCCCCAGGGCCTCCAAGTCCTCTTTGAAGCTCTGTGCCGTTGTGTCAGTATCATCCCACTTGTACGGCGTGATCTCACCGTAGATGTAGAGTTCTCCGGTGTCATCCGCCGCGTTTTTGACTTCCCAAAACTTTTTCATCGTTGTTCACCTCCTTATTATCACCTCCTCTCGTTCCTCTTTTGGAAACACCTCCCGTTCCTGTTCTTGTTGCCCTTCTCGTTGATCAATTGGTGTTAGATCTCGACTCATGTACAGCTTGTCACCGCCTTCCATCGGTGGTAGCTCTTCATAGGCGCGCACCTCGTTAGGCGTGAACCATCCGGAACGAATGCCTTTGAAGTAAAAATCCCCGCGAGTTCTGGTGTCCCCACGCAAAAGAGCGTTCACGTTGAATTTAAAGCTCAACCCCCGTGAACGCTGCCACTTGGTCAACAGCTTTCGGTTAAATTCCTGTTCGTACTGTCGGACAATCGGAGTAAGCGTCCATATAACAAATTCGAGAGAAAGTTGTTCCATCGTGGAGTAACTCTGCCCTTCGGTTTCGCCCAGCATATGGACTGGTATGTTGAAGACAGTGGCCACCCGTCCCCGGGTGATCTTTTCGACCTCGAATACCTTTGGATCAATGATGCTCCGCTCAATCGGGATGATCTCCGTCCCGGATTCCTGAATGAGCACACCGCCGTTGTTTTGATAGAACTTCTTGAAGTTGTCGAGGTAGTTCGCTTTTTTCTCTTCCGACACGTTCGTGCTCAACTTCAAGATGAAAGACGCCAGGATGGCACTGTTCATCTGCTCCAGACTGAATGTCCGGACTTTCTGGTCATAATCAACCGTGTTTTTGAGCACGTCAATCGGGCTAATACCCTTGTACCCGACGGAATGGTAGGCGAGGCTCTGTCCGACCGTCGTGATGTGCTTGACATGGATCATGTCCATGTTGTGGACGAAGTACCGGCCATCGTCCCCGTTGATCTCGTACCACAGCTCGCGGGTCTCCTCCTCGATGACCGGTTCCACCCGGGACGGATCCAGAGGCAAGAGGGCCGCCACCTGATAAAGCTCATCATACTTCTTCAGCGCGTATCCGTTCCCGTAGGTATTCCGGCAGACCTCCAACGTCCGGATGAAATCGAAGCTGGTCATGTTCGGGTTGGGCGAGTTCTCCAACAAGTCCGCTATCGGGCTGTTGACAGGGGTATAATTCTGGCGTAACTTGATCGGCAAGCTGGCCATCGCATTGGACAACCGGGATACCGCCGCGAAAATGGTTTCAACCGTCGCCAGCGTGTTGCTTGTTTTGCTGGCAAAGATATTGCTCGGTGAAAACCATTTGGTGAAGTCGTACCCGCTGCCTTTGTAACGACCTGTCAGCACGTTCCACGCTATTTTCACCCGCTGAATGAATCGCAACTTATCACCCCCTTAACAGGTCGTTGATCGACACAAATTCCACCTCTCCTGCTGGCTGCGGCTCCACCATCCGCTTCATCACTTCGGTGTGGGCATTAAGCCAGGCCGCGAAACCGTCAATCTTCCGGTATCGGTTCTGTTTGGTTGGTAACCAGTTTTCGTTTCGGTCTTTGACCAACTTCACGTTGTTCAGGTGCCACCGGAAGAGTTTGTTCCGGTTGTAAATCACCTTTCCATCCAACAAAAGTTCCTTGATATCCTTTAAAGCCGGGCTGAGTGTCAACGCTCCCTGCCGAACCACTTGCGTCTGAAAACCGTGGGCCTGGAGATCGGCCACGAGCCGGTAAGCATTAGCCGGGTCGTAGGTGATCAGTTCGATGGTGTACCGCTCCGCTTGCTTCACAAACCAATCGAAAACCAGGCGATAATCCACGTAATCCCCCGGGCAGATCGTCAGCCAGCCCTCCTCCTGCCATTCCCGGTAAGGGAGCTTTTCATTGTCCAGATTCACCTTCCGCTGCGGAACAAAGGAATGTGGCAATACAAAAACCCGCCCGTCATCAAGCGGGAACTCCAGGCAAACAGACGTAAAGTCCTCTGTCTCGGAGAGGTCGAATCCCCCGATACAGTTCCTGCCGGCCAGTTTCGCCAGGTCCATCACATCATTGTTCCGTTTGATCACTTCGAAATCAACGAAGGACTGCTCGTCTGATTGGACAAACAGATTCAACCGTTTGGTTATAAAATCGCTACGTTCCGGTGGAATGTGCTTCCGGGTGTTCCACTCCTCAATCATGGTCTCCAGATTGATGGTGACACCCAGATTTGGGTTGGCCTTCACCCAGTTGGTCGGATCTTCAATGTCGTCTTCCTCGTCCAGCTCGGCCATAAAGTAAAAAGATCGTTCGTCCTGAATGACGCCTTCCAACACGTCGGCCGCCTTCTCGTAGTAGTCCATCAGTGGTCCGTCCAGCTGGTATCCGGCAGTCGTAATGTACAAAATTAACGGCTGATCCCGAGCCCCGGTGCTGTTCTTGATGACGTTGATCAGCTTGTAGTCCTTGTACTCGTGGATCTCATCAAAGATCCCCAAATGACAGTTGAGTCCGTCCAGCTTTTCGCTATCAGACGCCTGCGGCTCGATCTTGGAAAACGTTTTGTCGAAGTGGATGGCATCCCTGAGCACCCGGAAGTGCTTGGACAAAAGCGGCGACGCCTTGACCATCTTCTGACACTCATCGAAAACCACCCGGGCCTGCTTCATGCTGTTGGCCAGGAGATACACATCCGCTCCTTTCTCCCCGTCCTTGGAGCAGCCATAATTGGCCAGGCCGGACACCATCGTTGATTTCCCGTTCTTCCTGGCCACAAAAATAAGCCCCTCTTTGAACCGACGGAGCCCGGTATCTTTGTGGACCCAACCGTACAGGGAACCGATGATGAAATGTTGCCACGGCTGCAGCTCCAGCCGTTTGTAGTTCCCCTTGGATGGCTTGCAGAACCGCTGGATGAAATCGATCGGGCGGAACCCCTTTTCCTCATCGAACACCCAAGGGAAATCGTCCGTCCCCTGCTGCTCCAGATCCCGGAGATGGCGCTCGCACGCCTGGCGCACCTTCTTGGAGACGACGATCCGGCCGGCAACAGCATCCCGGGCGTATTGGGTGGTGAGCAGATCAGAATGCTTCGAACTCATCCACCGTCACCGCCTCCGTGACCTTCTTCTCGGAGGCAGGCGTCAGCTTGAGTTCCGCCTGCAGTTTCCGCTGCTGCTCGACGATCTTCAGGATCTTGTCCACCGACTTGTTTTCCCGGAACATCTCCTGAGAGCCGTTTTTGAA